AATGTGGATGTTGCAGTCGTTGGCGCCGAATGTGTCGAACACCACCACGGCGCGGATCTTCGCGTCGTCCACGCGCGCGATGACCCTGGCATCCTCGCGGAAGCCATTGACGCCGATCACCCTGGCCGCCCACGACAGCAGCACTTCCTTCGGTCCTGTCACCAGCATGAACGCCACACCCGGTCTGCTTTGGTGACCATTCTATGCACAATCGAACCACTCCACTACCGAAGAAGCACGCGCAGGGCGTTGATGGCCGCGTACAGCTGGCGCACGTCAGCGAGCAGGGCGTTGTACTGCTCGGCGGTCGGCGCAGCGTTCACCGGGCGGGACGATGTGTCCGCCGGCAAGTTGCCCACCAGAGCCAGCAGGTGCTTGCGCCTCACTGCCGCCTCGCGCTTGTCACCACGCTCGCCGACCAGGATCTCGACCTTCTCTTTCGTGCGTGCGTCGATCATGCGCCTGCGAGCTCCATTCCGGTGGTGGCCATGAGGATCTGGGTGATCGGCATATCGCTCGTGACTTCGATCTCCCACTTATCGGCCTTGAAGCCGGACGGCAGGCGAGCCATGCGGTTGACCTTGCCGATAGTCGCGACGAGCTTGCGGTCGGCGTAGACGCTGACCGACACATGCCTGTTGATGGTCGGAATGGGCAGCAGCATGTCGCCATTCACGGGGTATTCGTTCAGCACGGAGGCGCCCAGCTCGCCGCCAATGCTCGCACCGGCGAACAGCACGTCGTTCTCGGTCTGGACGCGCGCCGCCTCCGCCTCGATGGCGGCAATTTCCTCGTCCGTCAGGCCATCGTCGGACTCGACCAGGATCGCCCCGAAGTTGGTCGGCGTCGGCAGCACGAAGAGCTTGGACTTCCAGGACTGCAACTCGAACGGCTCGGACATCGCGTCCCACTCGTAGACCCTGTCGCCGATCAGCATGTAGAGCACGCCGCTGGGGATGTCGTAGTACATGGCCCTGGCGCGCACATCGCTGCGGATCAGGAACGGCTGCGAGCCGGTCAGGTCGATGATGAAGGTGCCGTTGTGCTCTTCGCCATTCGCGTCGGCGTAGCTGTAGCTGGTCAGGTATCGCCCGTTGTACTGGCCGGCGACCATGCCCTGCGGGTTGAGGCGCAGCCAGTCGTCGCGGGAGAACAGGCCGGCGGTGACCACGCCGGTCCCTGAGCTGGATACCTGCACCAGGCCGTCATGCGACGGGTAGACCACCGAGTAGCCGAGATCGACGATCCCGCGCGCGTTGATGCACGGCAGGTTCAGCGCGGTCTTCTCCATCACCATGTTCTCGGGCGCGCTGCCGCTGGCGATGTAGGGCACACCTGTAGTCAGGATGGCGAGCGACGCGCCGAACCATGCCAGTCCCACCACCGGGTAGTCGGTGGTCAGCACATACTTCTCCGGCCAGGCGTGCGGCCGGTAAGGCTCGCAGAAGTAGACCTCCTTGCCACGGAAGGCGGCCATCATGCCGTTCGGGCCCGGGGCCAGGCCGGTCAGGTCATCCGGGGGCGCATTCCAGTCCAGTGACGGCAGCGGCTCCTGAATCGACTCGGATGGGATGTTGTCGATGAAGTCGTCCGTCGAGACCGCGCGCTCCGCGATGAAGTAGAGCTGAGTGCCGGTGGTGCTGGTCTGGCTGCGGTAGATGCGCTGCTTGGTGATCGCCCGGCCGGACGGCGCCGCCGTGAAGCCGGACAGGGTGACCGTCTGCCCGGGCTCCCAGTACACCTCGTTGCTGACCGGGCAGGGCTCGGACTCTTCGCCGAAATCGGTGACCCAGGTGTAGACGTACAGGCGCGTCGAGCCGAGACCCGAGCTCGGCGTGCCGCTGACCGCCGCGCTCAGGGCGCTCGCCGGCGGCTGGATGGCCAGGTCGTAGGTGACGCCGCCCGCGATCATCTTGGGCGCGCCGTCGCCCATGACGTAGAGGCGGTCGCTGGCCACCGGGCCGGGGGCGGCATAGACATGCCCTGGCCACGCCAGCCAAACGCCGTTGTGCAGGTAGATGGTGCCGAAGCCTTCCGGCGGCGCATCGGCCAGCTGCTGCACGAAGCGCTGCCTGCGGATCGGCGTCAGGCCGCCGTCATCGAGCCTGGTGTTGTACGCAGCCTGCGCGAAGGTATCGCCCAGCAGGCGCGGGATCACCTTCGGGGCCTCCCCTGCAAATCCGATCAGCTTGATTACTGCCACCGCCCTGTCCTTGCGTGTGATGCCGCCATTGTACGTCAGCCCAGGAAATGTAGACGACCCCGTTGCCGCCGCTCTCGATGCCGGCCGTGCCGCCACCGCTGCGCCCTCCTGGCCGCCTGGCTGAGTGGTCAGGTATCATCATAGACCGCAGCCAGCTAATCCGTCTCTAGCTGTACCTACTGTAGTTTCACTTCCCACTATGGCACCAGAGGCGTTGATGCGTGTGACGGTTTTAAGCGAGTTAGAGCCAGTAGCATAGCCTCCATAGAATAGTCCGTTCTCCCCTACAGAAGCCCCACCTAGGCGGGACCTAGCTGTACCGACTGAAGTTTCACTGCCCACTATGGCGCCGGAGGCGTTAATGCGTGTAACTGTGTTCTTTGTACTGCCTCCATAGAATAGTCCGTTCTCCCCTACAGAAGCCCCAGCTAGGCTGGACCTAGCTGAACCTACTGTGGTTTCACTTCCAACCAGAGCGCCAGAGGCGTCAATGCGTGTAACTGTGCTCCCTGAGGGGAAGCCCCCATAAAATAGTCCGATGCCTCCTGCAGCAGCCCCAGCTAGCATGTACCTACCTGTGCCTGCTGTGGTTTCACTTCCAACCATAGCGCCGGAGGCGTTAATGCGTGTGACTGTGTCCCCTGCGGGAGTGCCTCCATAGAATAGCCCGTTCTCACCTACAGTAGCCCCAGCAGGGGACTGTCTAGCGGTGCCTGCTGTGGTTTCACTTCCAACCAGAGCGCCAGAGGCGTCAATGCGTGTTACTCGGTTTGTTGTGGTGTCACCCCCATAAAATAGTCCGTTGCCCCCTACGCCAGCACCAGCAGAGGACTGTCTAGCTGTGCCTGCTGTAGTTTCACTGCCCACTATGGCGCCGGAGGCGTTAATGCGTGTTACTCGGTTTGTTACAGCAGTAGTATAGCCCCCAAAGAATATTCCAATTTCCGCAGCAGAAGCCCACACTTTAACGCCATTAAACACCAGCTCTTTCAGGTCAATTCCATTAAACACGATTCTAGTGGGGATAACCCCGTTAAACTGAAATGCCATCGCCTTCTCCAGAGTCGTTTGTCAGCGAAAGCATCTTAGGCTGGTTGTTATAAAGAGCCGGAATAATGTCTTCTCGAAGAATGCCCTCACCAACAAGACGATTCACCACTTCCTTATCTCGCATGACAGAAAGCATAGTAGTTGGGGTAATATGTCCAACTGAGAACATCTCGCTCTTCACTTTGAAGATAAGACGCTCTTGAGCTTCCTTTGCAAAGTTGATCTCATACATTTCCCTGTCAGTCTTGCCAGGAACTCGCTCTTTTTCAGCTTCTTCCGCTAGCCGTTTCTCAAAGAGCTCCAGGAAAGCAATTTCGTCACGACAATCCTGAATGAGGTCTTCTTTGTTGCTATTCAGAATCTCTTGCTCTTCCCTTTCCCAAGGATCGAGAGTATCTTTAGTGGCCTCCCACTTACGCTGGTGAAGCTCTGCAATACGCAGAGCTTGCTTGCGATCAGTCAGGAAGTTACGCACCACTCGCAGACGCTCCCAGACAGTGAGACCGTCGACGCTCATCAAATAGTCGTAGTTACGATTCACCTGAGACATTAAGCGTCACTCCCGTTGTTGGTTAAGTAGAGCGTTGTTCCGTCTAGGCGAGCTTTCAAACCGCCAACAGTTGTTGCTGTCGCATTGTCCACTGTCGGGATGGTGATATCCGCCGAACCATCGAACGCAACACCGTTGATAGTCCGCGCCGTGGCCAGCTTGGTCGCCGTGGCCGCGTTTCCGCTGGTGCTCTGGTTGCCAGGTGCGTTCACGCCCGGCAGGTTGATGTTCGCGGTCCCGTCGAACGAGACGCCGCCGATGGTGCGCGCCGTGGCCAGCTTGGTCGCGGTCTCCGCATGCGCAACGCTTGCATCGGCCACGGCCGCTGCAGTCATCCGTAGCTCGACGCGATCGCCAGCCGCGAATGCCTGCGCGGCAGTACCTTCCTGGGCGCGAACCACCGTCAGCACGTCGCCTGATCGGGCGGTGCAGCGCATGATCTCCAGCACGCCGCTGGCCTTGATGACGGTCAGCGGAAACCAGTCTGCGCCCGTGGGGCTCGGGAACTTGGAGCCGTCGCCGGACGTGACCGAGAGTGTGGTTTCGCCCGCCGCCAGGGATGACGCGAGGCGCGACGTTGCGTTGTTTTTGAGCAAGACGCCCATATCAGCACTCCATTACTCGAAGGATGAATGCGACTTCCTTCACGCGCCCCTCGGCGGTGGAAGCGGTCACGTTGATCTTGTGGGAGCCGCCGGCCGTGCCTCCGGACAGCCAGACCTTGACGATGGCGCCGAACACCTCGATGCGCTCGACAGTGACGCCGGCAGGTTCCGGCGTGGCTGTGGCGTCCTGGATGGTGTCGCCGGGCGACAGCCAGCGCTCGAAATCCACGTCGTAGTCGAGCTGGTCGTCGGGACGCTTGCGGACGGTGCCGAGCATCACAGCCTCCTTTCAGCCGGCACGATGAACCGGCGCAATTCTTCGGTCAGTCGCAGCGTGCGGATGCCCGGCGCGGCGACGTAGTGATCGGGGATCAAAGGGATGCCGGTCTTCTCGGCCCAGGCCAGCAGCTCGATGGCGGCCTGGCCCTCCAGGAAGACGTAGTGCCGACGGCCCAGCTCGCCGCGGGCGAAGGTCTCGATGACGGCCGCGCCTTCCAGCGGCAGCTTTGCACCGAGCCGTGCCGCACCATGCGCACCGATCTGGATCTGCGCCGCACCTTCGGGGGACTGGATGACCAGCGCGCCCTGGCCGATGCTGGCCACCTCGACGATTGCCCGGCCGCACAGCTGGGTCGCCGGCACACTCCAGGCCTTCAGGTCGCCCCGCAACTCGATCGGCGCATGCCCTTCCAAGCGCTGCGACTGCGCGACCCGGATATCGCCTTCGGCGTGAATCTCGATGGTGAATGTGGCGCTGATCGACTCAACGACGATGATGTCGCCCTCGGCATAGACCTCGACCGGAGCAAGGCCCTCCAGCATCGTCCAGCGCGTGAAGTCGCCTGATGCGCCCACCTGCACGGCGGCATTGCCAATGATGGTTGTCCCGCGCACCAGGCTGCCGGAAGCCGCCATGCTCATGCTCGCCCCGCCCGACAAGGCAAGGCGCAGCGACGGCGGCAGGCTCGCGCCAACGACCACCTGCGCCCCGCCTTTCAGCGTCAGGCCCTGCATGATCTCGCCGGCAGCCTGAACCGCGATGCCGGCTACGGCATCGTCGATCCAGACTTCGGGGTCGCCATTCAGCACCCCGCCGGCGAGCGCGAAGTTCTGCATTTACAGAACCTGGGCAGTCAGCTTCTGCGCGTCGGCCACGAACACGTCGCCGTTGTTGATGGTGCGTGCGCTGGCCAGCGGCGCGTAGAACAGCAGGTTGCCGCCGGTTTCCGCGTCCCACACGGAGAAGTGGGTCACGGTCAGCGGCGCGCTGCCGTCGTACATGGGCCAGATCAGCTGCAGGGCGTTCTTCACCACGCCATCGGTCGGGGCGGTCCAGGCATCGGCCTGGGTGCCGCCCTTCGCGGCATCCTGGCGGGTGTAGGCCGGATAGGCTGCGGTGCTGACCTCGTTGTTGCCGGTTTCGCCCGGGTTGGCGGTGTGCAGGGCAACGTAGGTCTTGCTCGGCGACGTGAAGTCCACGCCGCGGCAGATCGCATTGATCAGCGCGTTTTCAAGGTAGTCGGATGCTGCGGACATAAGCCCTCCTGGTTAAAACCACTGCGGCCGGGTGCGTGCCTTCGCGCGCTGCTGGCCCTTGATGGATCGGTTGAGAAGATCGGAAAGCCGGCTTTCGAAGCGCATCGAATAGAACTGCGCGCGGTTCGGGTCGGTGAACGGCTGGCCGGGCAGCATCAGGATCTCCGCCAGCGCGCCGTCGGCGATCACTTGCAGGTAGTCCCGGGCCAGGAAGTCAGGCAGCAGCTCGGCGTCGTTGGCTGGCTTGAGCGTGGTCGCCAGGTGCAGCGTGCCGGAGCAGCGCGGCACAACCAGCACGGTGCCCGGCTCGGTCTGGGTGATCCAGCGGCCAGCCGTCTCTTCGCGGGTGCGCCAGTCGGGCATGTCGCGATTCAGGTCGTGCACGCTGATCGGCGTCAGCGGGCGGCCATCGAGCAGCGCATGCTCGATCTCGAACAGGTCGGCACCCTGCGGCGCGCAAACCACGTTGCAGCTGCTCGGCGTGACCGTGAAGCGGTCCTCGTCGCGCCACAAGCGGGTGCGCT